CGACATCTGCGACCTTTGCGGTCACTCAAATCTCAATCGTTATTGTGAGTGCTGTAACGACAACCACGAGGGAGGCAAGTAAATGGGCGTACAAATTGCAGAGTTAGCGGGCGGGCTGTTACAGCTGGCTCTATGGGGCGCGGTATTGGTAGGGGCGGCAGAGATCTTTTGCCGTGTCTTCTTTTGGGTACGAGAGAGAGAGGAAAAGCGATGAACTACGAAGAGAGAGCAGAACTTTTGGATATCAAACTACGCAGAGACGAAATCTTAGGGCTTGCCTGGTCGTGCAGACAGACCGGCAAGGAGCAGATGGCGCAAGAGTTGGAGAAGATGGCAACAATAGAGAAAGACGGCGAATAGTTGCGTACTATCGCGCTCTACTTTGACGGTAGAGTGTGGTAGTCTGTACCTATCAAGGGCAGAGAACAACAAGAGAAAGAGGAAGAAAGTGAACACAGAAACAACGCAACAAGAAACAAAACTACGCTTTGACTGTACCTGCAACGGGTGCAGAAACTACCCAACTCGTCCCGCTGAAGTTTGGCACGAGTCACAGATAGCAAGCAAGGCGCAAGGCTACTATTTCACAAAAGACACAATGCGATTCTTTAACTCTAGGATTGCAGACTTTAAGCCCGTCGGTATTAGTTCCCGCGCTGATTCTTTAATGGTCATAGTATCAAGCAAGAGAGACGACGACGCCCGCACTTACGAGATTGTAACGCTTTGCCCATATGGAGAACTCGGCAGAGAGTGGGCACAAGATAGCGACGGCTCACCGATTACGAGCTACGAGACTCTCGCAAAAGCTCGCAAATCTGCCCGTTGGAATTGCACTATCGCGGCACAAATCTGTGACTGCCACGGCTGCCAACTAGACAAGGCGGCCCGATAGTGAGTTACTACGACGGCGATCCGTGGAGCAACCACGAGCTAAACGAAATCAAATGTGCAGAGTGTGAGGAAGAGTTCGACCAGCAAGAAGAAGAAGGGGGCAACATCTGCCCACCTTGTTTAGATAAAGGATATGGAGAAGGCAAATGAACTACACCTGTGAGAAATGTAAAGCAGATTTTGAAGATGACGATATTGTGTGGGCCAATCAACACGGCCAACTATCACAAGGCCGCAACGAGTTTGCCTGGTGCGTGCCGTGCCTACCGGCTCAGGTAATACTCTGTGGTGATCACCTAGTAGAAGACTGTGGGTGCAGAATATGAGAGAGGGAGAGACAATGCAGGAGACAATGGAGAGGGAGAAGGCGGAAGCTATCGCCACCCTTAACAGGGCAAACCGTGCACTAGGGCGCATCTTTAATCTAGAAGAGGAGGAGAACGACGATGAATGAGATGGATAAATACATACAACGATTAAGAATGGAACTTAGTATCGCTGAAGCTATGGCCTATTTTGTAGCTGAAGGCGTGCTATCGGGAGGGAAAGATGAGTAATGTAATCAACTTTCACCCTGTCAAATACGACCTTATCAATCTCTACGAGGTGACAGACGGCGAGGGCATAGCACAATGGGGCGGAGAGAAACCTCACGAGGCTGTCGAGTGGTACACACGCGCCCCTATCGGATCACGCGTAATGGTTTCTGCCTGGTCATCAGACGAGGAGGACGCTGTCCTCATTGGTCAGCCGGTGGATATCACCCACATTATCAACCAAGCAATCACAAGAGGGAGAGGGCTGTAATGCTGTACTGGATATCTCTATGCCTGATCCTGCTGGTAGGCTACACAATGATTAAGAGAGGAAGAGAATGAACGAGAAGAGGATGAAGGCTGCGGCCAATCAGGCTGTAAGCTACAGAAACTACAGACGAGCGAGAGATCGAGCGTTAGTGCGGTTGGCTCAAGCCTACCCCGAAACATACAAGGAATTGTTAGAATTGGAGAAAGCGAATGACGAGACAACAGGTGCAAAGTGGCTTGATATTGACGGCAATACTGTTCTTACTGTTGGGATTCGTACACCACAAGGAGTCTCGCACAGAACCATTGAAACCAATGATCAGTATGAGGACGAAAGCGACAATGGAGGAGAAGCGTGAGAACAAACGAATCGCACGAGAATATAGTCGTGCTCTCGGATATACGAAGAGAGAAACAGAATGCCTCATCACACTTTGGACCGCTGAATCCCGCTTCGACCACCTTGCTCGCCCAAGAGACGCACAGGGCATACCAAGAAGCTCGGCTTTCGGAATTGCTCAACTCCTTAGAGAGCGCAGTGGAGAACCTGAACTTCAAATCCTTCACGGTCTACGATACATTCAACACCGCTATAGCGGATCTGCGTGCCGCGCTCTTGCCCACCACAAACGAGGATGGTACTGATGAGTAAGTTGACAGGCGTATCCCTATTTGCGGGAGTGGGTGGCTTTGACCTAGCGATGGAGCGCAACGGCGTAGATGTTGTAGCTTCAGTTGAGATAGATAAGAAGTGCCAAGATGTACTGGCACACCGGTTTCCTAATAGCAAACTATTTGATGATGTAACTACAGTAAAGGGGAGTGATTTAATTGGAGCAGGATTTGAACCAAGCAGAGGAATTATTACAGGAGGATTTCCCTGCCAAGATCTCAGCGTCGCTGGCAAAAGAGCTGGTCTTGCTGGCGCACGAAGCGGGTTATTCTGGGAGATTGCAAGAATTGTGGAAGAAACGCAAACAGAGTACGCAATCCTCGAAAATGTACCTGGTCTCCTTTCCAGTAACAACGGAGCAGACTTTGCTGTCGTACTCGGGACGATGGCAGACATCGGGTATAGTGTCGCCTGGCGCGTGCTTGATGCTCAGTACTTCGGAGTACCCCAACGGCGCAAGCGTGTCTTCATCGCTTGCCGACGTGCTTCAAGCGGAAGCGCAGGAGAAATACTATTTAAGCAGCAAGGCGTGCGACGGGATTCTACGCAGAGCCAACCGCAGAGGGAAGACCTTGCCGGAGGAACTGCAAGAAGCTTTGGTCAAACAGGGTTCGCTAAGTACAGCCCAGGAGTAACAACCCTTACAGCTACTACATACAAGAGGCCTGAAGATAATGTTGTGGTTCACGAAGAGTAGGCGGGCGCAGAATGAAGATGATTACGAGACGTGGATTGAGGGAGGAGTGATGCCTACTATGAACGCATTTGATAATGGCGATGTGCGTACCACTATCATCGTCTTTCACCCTCATTACCACGATGGAGCTAGAGTACAAGGCGAGACTATGAATACCCTTACATCTCGTATGGGTACAGGAGGGAACAACGTTTCTATGGTTGCAACACTAATGCGTATGCGAGAAGGTAAACCAGGTGGGGGCAAAGGCCCTTTGATTAGTGAGGATAAGTCATTGACAATAGCAACATCGAATGATCAGACCTTGTTAAACAAGGGAACTGTTCGCCGCTTAACACCAGTAGAGTGTGAACGATTGCAGGGATTCCCTGATGATTGGACAGCTGGTCAGTCAGATAGCAGTAGATATAAGCAGATGGGAAACGCCGTGGCAGTTCCCGTAGTTGAATGGGTCATTGGCAATATCTGTGATATAGTCTGACCTGTTCATTCGTTTCCTTCTGCTCGACGCTAACCCTCACCGTGGCCTCTTCGGTGGGGGTTAGTGCTTTCTACCCACCATTAACATAGAAGCCACTACCATTAAAGATTATGCTAGGCGCAGACCAGACGCGAGTCATAGACTCGTGACAACCAACGCATACTGGCAACACTTCTTCTTCTCTGATGCCACGCTCAAGCGTGTAAGTGTTCTTACATTTAGCGCACTCGTACTCATAGGTCATAGCTTTACCGCCTCTTCTATATCTAGGTAACCCACTATCTTGTC